TACCAGCTATCCAACGAAAACAATTGTTGGAAGGTAATTGGGACATTTCAGAAGGAGCAGCATTCGCAGAGTTTGATAAGTCAGTACATGTTATACCTCCATTCGATGTTCCGAGTTGGTGGGAAAGATTAAAAGGTATTGACTACGGTTACGCTTCTGAAAGTTGTTGTTTGTGGGCTGCTATAGACCCTGAAGATAAGACCCTCATTATATATAGAGAATTATACAGAAAAGGTCTTACAGGCGATGCACTCGCAGACACTTTGACAGAAATGGAAGCTGATGAAATCAAGTCTATATTAGGTGTACTTGATACAGCAGCATGGGCTAGGACAGGTTATACAGGTCCTACTATAGGTGAAATGTTAACTCTAAAAGGACATAAACTTAAAAGAGCTGACAAAAATCGAATTGCTGGTAAAGTTCAAATACATGAATATTTAAGACCTGATAGAGAAACAGGTAGACCAAGATTGCAAATCTTTAATACGTGTACAAATTTGATTAAAGAATTACAAAGTTTACCTCTAGCGAAAAGTAATCCTGAAGATGTGGATACTCATTCGCAAGACCATGCTTATGATGCATTACGGTATATGATTATGAGCAGACCTAGATTGGACCATCCTCATGATAGGATGTTAAGAATTAAGCAGGATATATACCGACCTGCTGATTCTACATTTGGTTATTAAAATATATGGCAGACAACGAGAATACATTTTTAAACGCTGATAACATTTATGAAGAAGTTGAAGGCGAAGCAGGAAAAAATTTATCTTTAGAACTAGAACAACAAACCAATCTTGTTGGAATAGTAAAAGATAGGTTTTATTCAGCAGAAGATAAAAGAAATCTTGATGAAGCTCGTTGGTTAAAAGCCTATGAAAACTATAGAGGTTTATATAGTAAATCTCTTAAATTTAGAGATTCTGAAAAATCTCGTATCTTTGTAAAGGTTACTAAAACAAAAGTCCTTGCTGCCTTTGGACAACTTGTTGATGTTATCTTTGGAACAGGTAAGTTTCCTATCGGTATACAAGAAACTAAAGTACCTGAAGGTGAAGTAGAACATGCTCACCTAGATATAAATAATCCACAACCCGGCATCGAAACATCTATTCCTGATAATATTGGTAATAGATTAGAAGATGAACCTCAAGGCGATAACATTTATGATGTCGGCTATGAAGGTGATGGTAAAGTTTTAAAACCGGGAGCAACTCTTCAAAAAGGTGTTTTTAGTGAGTCAATTGAAAACCAAGTTGAAGATTTATTAGTTGAAGGATTAAATCCAAATCCACAAGCTTTAGAATTATCTCCAGCTCAAAAAGCTGCAAGAAGAATGGAAAAGCTTATTCATGACCAAATTGATGAATCCAAAGGTTCATCTGAAATTAGAAATGCTCTTTTAGAATCTGCTTTGTTAGGCACAGGGATTGTAAAAGGTCCTTTCAATTTTAATAAAAAATTAAATAATTGGAACATGGGTGAAGATGGTACAAGAACTTATAATCCTTTAGAAGTCAGAGTACCTAGAATAGAATTTGTAAGCTGTTGGGATTTCTTTCCTGACCCATCAGCTACTAACATTGAAGAATGTGAATATGTAATTCATCGTCATAAGATGAATAAGTCACAACTAAGGCAGCTTCGTAATATGCCATATTTTAACGAAGATGCTATTCGTGATGCTTTAATGGATGGAGCAAACTACGAAGAAAAAGATTATGAGCTAAGTTTAAAAGATGATGCTCGTACTGATGATAGTTATCAATCACACTTTGAAGTTCTTGAATACTGGGGAATCATGGATGCAGAATATGCACGTGAAGTTGGTATTGAACTTTCAGATGATATTGATGATTTAGATGAAGTACAAATTAATGCATGGGTTTGTGGTAGTAGATTACTCAGAGCAGTAATTAATCCATTTACTCCATACAGAATACCTTATCATGCTTTCCCATACGAAAGAAATCCTTATAACTTCTTTGGTATTGGTGTAGCAGAAAACATGGATGATTCACAGCAGATTATGAACGGTCATGCAAGAATGGCTGTAGATAATCTAGCAATGGCAGGTTCGTTAGTATTTGATGTTGACGAATCAGCTTTAGTAGGTGGACAGTCAATGGAAATATATCCGGGTAAAATATTCAGAAGACAAGCTGGTATGCCCGGACAAGCCATACATGGTTTGAAGTTTCCAAACACTGCACCTGAGAATATGATGATGTTTGACAAGTTTAGACAACTTGCAGACGAACAAACCGGCATACCATCTTATTCACATGGTCAGACTGGTGTTCAAAGTATGACAAGGACTGCTTCAGGTATGTCTATGTTACTCGGAGCATCAAGTCTTAATATTAAAACTGTTGTCAAGAACCTTGATGACTTTTTATTAAGACCACTTGGAGAGTCTTTCTTTCAATGGAACATGCAGTTCTTTGAAGGTGACTTAGATGTGAAAGGAGATTTAGAAGTTAAAGCTACTGGTACAAATAGCTTGATGCAGAAAGAAGTAAGATCACAAAGACTTACTATGTTCTTACAAACTGCACAAAGTCCAGCTATTGCACCATTTGTTAAGATTTCTAAACTCGTTAGTGAACTAGCCTATAGCTTAGATTTAGACCCTGATGAAATACTCAACGATCCTGAAGAAGCAGCTATCATGGCACAAATAATAGGAATGCAAAATGCTGGACAAACAATTGGCGAGGAAGCTCAACCCGATAGTCAACAACCCGGAGGTATGGGAAGTCTTGCAGGAACACCTGCTCAACCTCAAGAACTTGGACCTACAGGCACTGGCGGTGGCAACATCGGAATCGGAAATGTTCCGGTTGCAGGGGAAAGTGAATTCAGTGGTACGATTGGAGCAGCTACCGGAGCAGGTTAAAGAAGCCCTCAATAGAAAGGAATAAGTATTATGGCAATGAGTAATTTACAAAAAGATTTTATTGATAGTAATGATTTATTTATAAATCGTTTAGCAAAATTATCACAAGAAGAAGTAAAGCTTCCTAAAAATAGAGATAAATTTATTCAAGAAGAAATAAATATAAAATCAAAATTAGCAAATGACTTAGGTCTTTCATCTTTTGATAATGATTATTACAATAAACAAATTAAAATGAAAGTTAGAGAAATGGCAGAAGATCGTAATCCTTTGCTTTCAACTAGACAAGTTAAAATGGGTGGTGGATTACTAGAAAATGATGATGAAAGATATGGTATGTTAACTGGTGGTCAAATGAAAATTGCAAAAGCTGCACCTCCTTTTAATGAAATAACTGCTGATGATTTTGAAAAGTTAAGAGAGAAAAAACAAGAGGGTGGAGAAATAGACAATCAAATGTCTATGTTAATGAACAACGAACAAGAACCTTCTATGGAATCAGAGATGCCTATGGAATCAGACGAGGAAATGGAAGATAACTATATGGATTTTATACTTGACGAAGCATTGACTGAAGAAGAAGAAGATATGCTAATGTCAAAATTACAACAAGACGAGCAACTATCTATGCTATTTGATAAAGTAGTAGAAGTTGCTTCAGAATTTGCTGGATCAGGACCTGTTGAGGGTCCGGGTTCAGGAGTCTCCGACAGTATACCTGCACGGTTATCTGATGGAGAATTTGTCTTTACTGCAAAAGCTGTAGAAGAAATCGGAGCCGACAACTTAATGGCAATGATGAAAGATGCAGAAATGAAAGCAGATGAAAGACAAGGAATGGCGAATGGCGGTGAAATGGATGAAGAAGAAAATGTTGTTGTTAGAGATGTTGATGAGCCTGTTACACAGAACATTAACGTTACAAAAACAACAGTAGATTCTCCAGCAAAAAGCATGGAAGATGAGGATGAAATTACTAAAAACATCCGAACTAATATGATGATGCGTAAAAGTCCTGACCACGTCAGAAGCTAAAAAGGCGATAGAGCTACCCAAGACGTCATAGGCACTCTATCATTATATAAACCGAAAGGCTACCTTTACAAGACAAGCCCTGCAAGTGCACATCGCAGCTACCTTGTTAAAAAAAGCCCTTAGTAGGAGAAAAGAATATGACTACTGAAGTACAAGAGGAAAATGCCAATCCTTATAATCAAAAAAAATCATGGCATGAAGGTGTTGAGGAAAGTTTTGAAGATGCAACTGGAATGTATTTTGACAAACCTAAAGCAAAAGCAAAGCAACCTGAACAAGATGTAGAACAGGAAGTTCAAGAGGAAAGTCCTAAAGACCAACCTTATAAACGACCCGACTACAAAAAACGTTACGATGACTTGAAAAAGCATTATGACTCTAAGCTAAACGAGTTCAAAGCTAGAGAACAAGAGCTAATAGATGAAGCTACTAAAAATAGACCAACCTACAAAGCTCCTAAATCTCCGGAAGAAATAGAACAGTTTAGAAAAGAGTATCCTGATGTTTACGAAGTTGTAGAAACTGTTTCACATTTACAGGCTGAAGAGAAATCTAAAGACTTAAAAGAGAAACTTGAAAGACTACAAGAACGTGAAAAAGAGTTAATTCGTAAAGATGCTGAAAAGCGATTGATGGATAAGCATCCTGATTTTGAAGATATCAGAAACAGTGATGATTTTCATGGGTGGGCAAAAGAGCAGCCTAAGTCTATTCAAGATTGGATATACAAAAATGCTGACGATGCTGACCTAGCTTCAAGAGCTTTGGATTTATTTAAGAAAGATATTGGCATAGATTCTGCACCTAAGAAGTCAGATTCTAAAAAGTCCAAGAAGTCTGCTGCTGATTTGGTTTCAACTAAAACAACTGCTGTTGAACCTAAAGGCGAGAAAGTTTGGACTGAAAAGGAGATTGCTAATATGTCTATGGATGAGTTTGATAAGTACGAAGAGGAAATAAGTCAAGCAATGTCCGAAGGCAGAATTAGTAGATAATTATTAACTTTAAACTATAGGAGAATGTATCATGGCTCAATATTTTGAACCTTCAACCGATACCGATGCTAACTTTGCTAACTCCGTAAGTGGACAGGCTAATAGTTTCTTCCTACCTTCGATTTATTCTAAAAAGGTTTTAAACTTTTTCAGAAAGTCTTCGGTTGTAGAAGCTATTACAAACACCGATTATACTGGTGAAATATCTGCTTTTGGAGACTCTGTAAAGATTATCAAAGAACCTGTTATCTCTGTGTCAGATTACACAAGAGGACAGGATACAACAGCAACTAAGCTAACAGACCAAGAACTTACTTTGGTTGTTGACAGTGCTAAAGCTTTCAAATTCATCGTAGATGATATTGAAACTAAAATGTCACACGTCAACTTCAAAGAAGTAGCTTCTTCATCTGCTGCTTATGCATTAAAAGATTCTTTTGATGCTGCTGTGATTGCAACCATGTTCAGTGGTGTTTCAAGTTCTTCACCTGACCACGTGCTAGGTGCTGACAACGCTACTGATTTAGCTGCCGGAACTTTTGACGGAACTGGTAACTTAGACATTGGATTTGGTTCCAGTGAGCATGACCCAATTGATGTTCTAGCTAGAATGGCAAGACTATTAGACGAGCAAAACGTACCTGAAGAAGGTCGTTGGTTCGTTGCTGGTCCTGACTTCTACGAAGTTCTAGGTCAAGCTTCATCTAAATTACTATCTGTTGACTTTAACGCTGGTCAAGGTTCAATCAGAAATGGTTTAGTATCAAGTGGAAAACTAAGAGGATTTGATATGTACAAATCTAACAACATTGCTGCAACATCTAATGCTGCTGGTAAATGTTTAGGTGGACATATTTCATCTACTGCTACTGCTCAAACTATCGTCTCAACTGAGGTTCTTCGTGATCCTTCAAGTTTTGGTGATATCGTTAGAGGTCTTCATGTCTACGGTGCGAAAGTACTTAGAGGTGAAGCTTTAGTATCAGCTTTCTACGGTATTGACTAAGTGTCAATCGGGGGAGTCTTCGGACTCCTCCACTTTTTTATAGGAGATAAAATGGAAGAACAAAAAGGTCAACAAAGACAACCAAGTGGAAACATCTCTAACTATAATTCAATTGAAGAAAAAGTTAAGAAATGTAGAGAAATGGCAGGTTATAATGAAAGTTTAAAACCTAGCTATTACCGTGAACTTAATAAAGAAGATAGGAGATAATTATGTACGGACCAAAGAAAAGAGTAAAAAGAATGCCCGGTGGTATGATGAAAAAAAGAGAAGAAAAAATGCCCGGTGGTATGATGAAAAAAAGAGAACAAGCTAATATGGGTCGTTTAGTATACAACGAAGGTGGAATGTACTCACATGGCGAAATGCCTAAAGCAAAAGCTAATTAATCATGGCTAAAGGTGTAAAACATTATAAAAGAGATGGAACTGAATGGAAAGGTAACATGCACAAAATGCCTAATGGTCAGTTACATACAAATAAAACTCATACCAAAACAAGTGTAAGACTTTTTCATTTTGGTGAGCTAAGTAAAACTGCAAAGAAAAAAGCTAAAGGCAAAAAATAATGGCTACAACATATCTTGACATAACTAACGAAGTTCTTAGAGAACTCAACGAAATACCTCTGACCTCTGCAAACTTTGCAAGTGCTGTGGGTCTACAACAGTTTGTCAAGGATGCAGTCAATAAATCTATCTTTGATATTGCAAATCAAGAACCACAACTACCTTTCTTTTCAGCAGGGTTAAGTGGTGCGACAGACCCATTCTATGGAAACGTAACCGTTGCTACAACAGCAGGTACACGATGGTACTTGTTAAAATCAGGAAGTTCTAATCTAGCAAGTGATTATGGTTCGATAGACTGGGATGATTTTTATATCACAACAATAAATGTATCAGGCGAATCAGCTCCATTTGTTTCAAAAGGTTTAAGATTTTTAAATCTTTCAGATTGGAAACGTTTTTATAGAGATAGTGAGAATGCTGATGATGCAGATACACAAGCCTACGGTGAGCCTAATTTTGTAATTAAATCACCGGACTCAAGGAAATTTGGACTCAGTCCTATTCCTGATAAAGCATATAACATACACTTCTATGCTTTTGAAAAACCTACAAAACTTAGTGCACACGATGACACTATAGTTTTCCCTGAACAATACAGTAACGTAATAACTTCTAGAGTACGTTACTATGTGTGGCAATTTAAAGAAAGCCCACAACAAGCTGCCTTTGCTTTGGATGATTACAAGAAAGCTTTAAAATATATGAAGTCTAATCTTATCAATCCAACACCACGAGCAATGACAGACGATAGAAGATATTTTTAAATTATGGCACGTTCACAACCATACACCGTTGCATGTGACGGAGGCTTAGTAAAGTCAGCAAATCAGATTGACTTACTTAAATCTCCCGGAGTAGCACGAGAACTTAGAAACTTTGAAGTATCTATTGAAGGTGGATATAGACGAATCAATGGGTTTACAAAGTTTGGAGGAGGTAGTGCAGTACAACCAACAGGTGGTGCAACAAATATATTAGGAGTTATTCCTTACGGTGATGGAGTTGTAGCATGTGCAGGTACTGGAATATTCTTTAGTCAAGACGGTACAAGCTGGACTAATATTAGTAGAAGTTCAGTTGCATCAAGTGGAGATAACCATACTGCTTTTACAGGTCGTAGTACTTTAACAAGAACTGGACAAGGACAAGTAAGTTTTGCAATCTTTGAAGGTGCTACCTTTGATTATGGAATACTAATTATTTGTGATGGAGCAAATGAACCTTACTTTTTTAGAATGGAAGGTACAGGAGCTTTTACCAGTAGAACATTTTTTAGTGGTGAGATAGACCCAACTCATGGTAGTAATAAGTTTGCAACACATGGAGTTATTCACGATAAACACTTAGTTGTTGCAGGAGTTGAAGATAACTTAAACACTATTTTTTATAGTAAAACTTTAGACCCAACAACTTTTAATGGTAATGGTTCGGGGTCAATAACTTTAGAAGACCAAGTAGTAGGTATTAAAAGTTTCCGTAATGAACTGTTTATATTTTGTGAGAATAGTATATTTAAATTACAAGATATAAATGGCACACCGGTTATAATACCAGTTACTAAAAACGTAGGTTGTTTAAGTGCATACACAATCCAAGAGATTGCTGGTGACTTGATATTCTTAGCACCGGACGGACTAAGAACAGTTGCTGGTACAGCGAGGATTGGTGACGTTGAGTTAGGAACTGTTAGTAAAGCTATACAGCCAATCCTTACAGACTTAGCAGAAACGATTAATAACTTTATAGTTAGTAGTATTGTTATTAGAGAAAAGTCACAATACAGATTATTTTATACAAATACCTCTTTAAATAAAAATCAACAAAGAGGAATTATAGGAACATTAAGACCCAATGGATTCCAATGGTCGGAAACAAGGTCATTAGAAGTAACGGAGATAGGTTCAGGATTTAACGAAAATGGTATTGAAGAATATTATCATGGTGATACTGATGGCTACGTTTACGTACACGATTCAGGTAACGACTTTGATGGGTCTAACATACTTGCTCGATTCGGAACACCCGATTACGACTATGGAGATTTAGGAACTTTAAAAACTTTACACTACATGAGAGTGTCTGCAAGTTCTGAAGGTGTGGTAAGTCCTGACGTACAAGTTAGGTTTGATTACGGTAATACCGATACACCACAGCCACCTAATCTATTTGATTTAGGTAGCATTAACCCACCAGCATTGTTTGGTGAAGCACTTTTTAACACTAACGTATTTGGAGGAGCAGAAAGTCCAATGATACGAATCCCACTGCAAGGAAGTGGTAACAGTAATAACTTTACAATTATTAGTGATGATACTAAAGCTCCATATACTATCAACGGATTTTATATAGACTTTATACCATCAGGTAGGAGATAAAAACAAATGGCATTAACAAAGATAACATCTAACATGGCAAGTCTTGATACCTTGACAGCTAACAATGGTGTATTAGAACTAGATGATAATGGAACACATAATGGTATTATCAATGTTCCTGCATCAATTTCAATAAACATTGATTCTGATAATGGTGCTACTAATGAAACTTTTACAGTTTCTAAAGATAAAACTGGTATTAATGATACTGATGTTTTATTTAGAGTTCAAGAAGATGGTTTTGTTTTATATAAAGGACCATTAAGAGTATATGATGCTAATAGTGATGGAACAGAATCATCTCCTTCTTTATGTGTAGGCTATGATAATGATACTGGTTTTTTTAGACCTGCTTCAAATAGTATTAGTATGACAACAGGTGGCACAGAAAAACTTAGAATTGATTCAAGTGCTATTCATAATGGAGGAATGTTTAGAGCAGGTGGATGGTATGGTGCTTATAATGCTTTTAGTACAGGGCATTCTATGGAAATTGGCAGGTCAGGCTCTTATGGTTACTCTTTATCTTATGATAGATCAGCAGGTCAGTATAAAAGTAATATTGTTAGTGGATATGACATAAGATTCCAAACACAAGGCAATCAAAGATTAATCATTTCTGATACAGGACACCTATATCCTTATGCAGACAATACTTATGATTTAGGAACATCCGCATTTAGATTTGATGATATTTATGCTACAAATACAACAATCCAAACATCAGATAGAAACGAAAAAAATACTATTACTGATACAGACTTAGGTTTAGATTTTATAAACAAGTTATCACCTAAATCATATAAATTTAATAATGGCACAAGAACTCACTATGGTTTAATAGCTCAAGATGTTGAAGACGTACTTGGAGATATTAGTAAACCTACAGCAGATTTTGCAGGATTTATTAAAAATCAAAAATACAGAATGGTAGGTGAAGAAGTAACAAATGACGATGGCACAATTATTAGTGAGCCAACTCAAGAAGAAGTAGAAGGTGAACACACCTATGGTCTAAGGTATTCAGAATTTATCTCACCAATGATAAAAGCTATCCAAGAGTTAAAAGCTGAAAATGACTCATTAAAAACTAGAATAGAAACACTGGAGAACGAATAATGGCAGGTTATACACGACAAAGTTCATTTGCAGATGGTGATACAATCACTGCTGCTTTATTTAATGATGAATATAACCAACTCGTAAACGCTTTTAGTAACACGACAGGGCACAGTCACGATGGTACTGCTGCTTCAGGTCCTGTTATTGGATTAATTGGTGATGCTGGAGAAACTTCACCAAACAATAAAGTGCTTATTGATACTACCAATAACTACATTGAGTTTTATGTAGAAGTATCCAGCAGTCCGGTACAACAGCTTTATATAGCTGATGGAGCTATTATTCCTGTCACTGATAGCGATGTTGACTTAGGTACAAGTTCTTTATACTTCAAAGACTCTTACATTGATACAGTTACTACAACAGGTAACGTTTCAGTAGGTGGTAATCTTACAGTTACTGGTAATGCCACGATATCCGGTAATCTTACTTTTGGTGATGCAGATACTGACAGCATTAACTTAGCTGCTGAGATTGATTCAAATGTTATACCAAACACAGATAACACTTATGATTTAGGAAGCTCTACAAAAGAATGGAAAGATATTTACATTGATGGTATAGCTTACTTAGATGCAATTAATTTTAATGGTACTGCTATTACCTCAACTGCTGCTGAACTAAACATATTAGACGGAGTAACATCCACAGCAACAGAACTTAATATTCTTGATGGAGTTACATCCAGCACAGCAGAACTAAACATCCTTGATGGTGTTACAAGTTCTACAGCAGAACTCAATATACTTGATGGTGTTACAGCTACAGCAGCAGAAATAAATATTCTAGATGGTGTAACTTCGACAGCATCAGAGTTAAATATTTTAGATGGAGTTACAAGCACCACAGCAGAATTAAATATTCTAGACGGTGTTACAAGTACTGCAACAGAACTTAATATTCTTGATGGAGTAACAAGTACTACTGCTGAACTTAATATTTTAGATGGAGTTACTTCAACAACTGCTGAACTTAATATTCTAGACGGTGTAACTTCAACAGCTACAGAACTCAACATTGTCGATGGTGATACATCAGCAACTTCAACAACGTTAGCAGATGCTGACAGAGTTGTCGTTAATGACAATGGCACAATGGTTCAAGTAGCTCTTACAGATTTTGAAACATACTTTGAAAGTGCTTTAGATACTTTATCAAATGTAACAACAGTCGGAGCACTGAATAGTGGTTCTATCACATCAGGCTTTGGAAGCATTGACAATGGCTCATCAGCCATAACAACAACCGGTACAATAACTTACGGTTCATTAAGTGATGGTACGATTACCATTACAGCTTTTGTAGATGAAGATGATATGGCTTCTAACTCTGCAACACTTGTACCGACACAACAATCTGTCAAAGCGTATGTAGATAGTCAAGTTACAGCACAAGATTTAGATTTAACTTCTGACAGTGGCACAATAGCCATTGACCTAGATAGTGAAACTTTAACAATCGGTGGTACATCTAACGAGATTGAAACCTCTGCTTCAGGTAATGCCCTTACAATTGGTATTCCAGCAGCAGCTCAGATTACAACATCTTTAGGTGTTGGTGGTGGTTCAACTAATGGTGTACAAATATCTCAAGGTGCTATTAAAATTAAAAATGGTGGTACACAATCATATATAGATTTTTATTGTGAAAGTAATAATGCTCATTATTTAAGATTACAAGCACCGGCTCACTCAGCATTTAGTGGTAATCCTACTGTAACTTTACCAGCATCAGCAGGTACTCTAGTAGGTTCAGGCGATAGTGGTACAGTTACAAATACTATGTTGGCAGGAAGTATTGCTAATGATAAATTAGCTGGAAGTATTGCTAACAATAAATTAGCAAACTCTACAATTGGTATAGGTGGTATTGATTTCTCTTTAGGTGATTCAGATGCTACACCAGCTCTTGATTTAACAGATGCTACAAACTATCCAACATCAAGTTTAACAGGTACAATTACTAATGCTCAGTTAGCTGGGTCTATTGCAAACTCTAAACTTGCAAACTCAAGTATATCAGTTGTTACTGGTGCAGGAAACGCAGGAACAGCTATAGCTCTTGGAGGCTCAATAACATTTGCTGGAACGACTAACGAGATTGATGTAGCAGAAAGTTCAGGTACAATTACTTATGGTTTACCAAGCGATGTAACCATTACAAACGATTTAACAGTCTCTAATGACTTAGTAGTTTCAGGAAACTTAACAGTTACAGGTACGACTACACAGACTGGTCCTATTGTATCTGATGATAACTTCACAGGACTTACTAACGGTAACACAGGTAACGCTACAGACTTTGGACTTTATGGTAAATATGTAGAGTCAAGCACAACTAAATATGCTGGTCTATTCTATGATGCATCAACAGATAATACATTTAGATTATTTGCTGATACTCAAACAGAACCAGCTACTACGGTCAATACAGGTGCTACAGGTTATGCTGCTGCAGATTTAGTTGTTGGAAATCTAACAGGTACAATAGCTACAGCAGCTCAAACAAACATTACAAGTGTTGGAACTTTATCAAGCTTGACAGTCTCAGGCGATGTTACTATAGATACATCAACATTAAAAGTTGATAGCACGAATAATCGTGTGGGTATAGGTAACGCATCTCCGGATGTGTCTCTCGATTTAGGTTCTAATACAGACTCAATACACGTACCAGTAGGTACAACAGCTCAAAGACCTTCATCACCAGCAGCAGGTTACTTTAGATATAATAGTACTACAGGTGGTTTTGAAGGTTATACAACTGAATGGGGAGCTATTGCAGGTAGTGGAAGTGGAGCAAGTGGCTCTGCTGTCGACCAAAATACTTATACTGGAGACGGTAGTACTACAGCCTTCACGTTAGCAGAAGCTCCTACTGGAGAAGATAACACTATAGTCTTTATAGACGGTGTATATCAAGATGATTCTACTTACAGTGTTTCAGGAACTACGTTGACATTCTCAACTGCTCCAGCAAACTCTAGAGTCATTACAGTTTACACAATCACATCAGGTATCTTAGGAACAGCTCCTAGCATTGATACCATGACTGGTGATGGGTCAGACACCACGCTGACACTAAGTATATCACCAGCTAGTGAGAACGCAACCTTTGTAACTATTGATGGTGTTGTTCAGCATAAAGATACTTATAGTGTATCAGGAACAACTCTAACGTTCTCAGCAGCTCCACCAAACGGTAGTGCTGTAGAATGTATATCGTTTGCAAATACAACGGTAACGACTACAAAGCTTATTCAAGATGCTGACGAAGATACTAAGATTCAAGTCGAAGAAAGTTCTGATGAAGATAAGATTAGATTTGATACTGGTGGAACTGAAAGAGTTATTATAGACTCAACAGGCTTGGGTATAGGTACTTCAAGTCCATCTACACCTTTAGATGTCGTAGGTGCAACAGGACTTAGAGTCAATGAAGATGGAAGTGGTACAAAAGTTATTAATCTACGTTCAGATTTTGCAGGTGTTGGTCCAGCAGTAAATGTTTCAAGTAATCATCCATTGTTGTTAATGACAAATAATACAGAACGCATGAGGATTACTGATGTAGGTGCTTTTTTATTTAATACTACAGATACAGACCCTACTAATGATACAACAGGAAACGGAACAGTTATTTCAAATGGTGGGTGGTTTGCAACAACAGCACAAGCACAAACTGTAGCTTATTTTAATAGAACTGGTTCAAGTGATGGTACAATTCTTGATTTTAGAACTAATGGTTTGGTTAGAGGTAGTATTTCTATTTCCGGCTCAACTACAGCTTATAACACTTCATCAGATTACAGACTTAAAGAAAATGTAGTAACTGACTGGGATGCAACTACAAGACTTAAACAACTTAAACCTTCAAGATTTAATTTTATTGCAGAGCCTGATAGAACAGTAGATGGTTTCTTAGCTCACGAAGTTTCAGACATAGTTCCTGAAGCTATAACAGGTGAAAAAGATGCTACTGAAACATATACTGATGATGAGGGTAACGAACAAACAAGACCAGTTTATCAAGGTATTGACCAAGCAAAACTAGTACCTTTACTTGTAAAAACTATACAAGAGCTTGAAGCTCGAATCACAACATTGGAGAATAACTAATGGCAACAACTAAAGTACCGGTAGAATTACTACCAATCGCAGAAGCAACATTGACTGATGGTTCTACCATAGCTTGGGATGTTTCTACAAGTCCTGTTGCTAAAGTAACATTAGCTGGTAACAGAACTCTAGCAGCTCCAACAAACGCTATAGCCAACGGTCAGTACATAGCTTTATTAGTTATCCAAGACGGTACAGGCTCT